GGGTGTGTTGTGCTGTCGTCGACGATGAGGAGGTGGTTGAGACCATCGCCGTCGTACGCAGCAATCCCGACACGCTAGCTGAAGCACTTGTAAGTTACAACCATGATCCTGTGATTCACCATCTTACTAGCGAGAAGAAAGAAGAAACGGTCACTGACAACGGTTTAGTCAGTGAAACGGAAGGTGTTGCTAACTCCCCAGCCGGGGACGGCCAGCCTAAGGCAGCCGATAAGGCATCCGATTCGCCATCGGGTGACCGCGAAACTAAGAAGACTTTCATGGTAGGAGATGTGGAAGTTGAAATTGTGCCGCGAAGTGCGAGCGTTGAGCTGACTGCTCAGTCCCCGGTTGGGGGGGCTGTTCAGGTTGAAGTCGAGCGTAAGCTAAGTGGGGGTAAGCCAGTTAAGCCTGAAGCGAGCCCCAAAAATAAACCCAAAGCCAAAAGTGCCAAGGCAGGTACCAAAGCTAAGGGAAAAGATGAACCCAAAGAGGCAAAACCCGAGCCAGACTCCAAGGAGGAGAAAGCGAAGGTAGGCCCTACTAGTGTTTATCGAGTCTGTCAAGATGTTATTGAAGTCAAGAAGCACCGTCGGTTACCCCATAGTAAGACAGGGGATTACATAGCCGTGTGTGTCAGCGACATTAAAAATCGTCTTGGGTGTCCAGCTCCAACAGCCGCCAACATGATGGCTGTGCGACGAATGGCAAAAAATATGATGGATAATCACGGTCTCCGACCCACGCATGTGCGTGATGTCATTGAGACTGTGATCGCCGGAGTGTTCGTGCCTGACTCGCAGGATCTGTTGCAAGCTAGAGTGTTGCAAAGCGTCACCCTGTCAGAATTGAAATACGAGACTGAGAATGCTCGTCCTGAGAACGCCTGGCGTGAGTTGTTCGGGAAGTACCGTAGATGGTCCACCCGATCGGCTCGCGCCGACGTGTGAGGAGGCCTTGGCGTGGTTGACGGTCGGAGTCACTCATCGAAGTTGAGTGAGCCTAGACTGCACGTCAATCGGCACGCTAAGGAGTCAGTCAAGCCCCGCAAGTTATTTTCCATTTCGGAATTATCCGGTAACTTAACCCTGGGAGTCAATAATACGGATATAGCTACATTGGAGTGTGCGCTTTTGGAGCGTATGTACTACTGCAAGATTGAGGATAAATTTGTAGCTCCACCAGTCGTGAATAAGGGGTTGTTCACTTCACGTATGAGTGAGTTCAGAAACGAACTGATGAAGAATATGCGGAAACCCACCAAGCTTTCCCTTAACCAAGTGGTTGAGACGTATGCTGGTCGGCGGCGTACTATTTATCAAAACGCTATGACAAAGCTCATGCAAATAGGCTTGAGTCGGAATGATGCCCGCTCCATCGCTTTCGTTAAGATGGAGTTAGTTAACCCGGAGAAAGCACCACGTTGCATACAGCCGCGTAGACCTGAGTATAACCTCTCAT